CTAATGGTCTAGCTTTAAGATTTGCTAGAACAATGAGTAAATATCCTGGTTGTTTATGCCCTTATACAGCTTTAACTAGAGAATCTGCCGAAAATATCATGTGGGATGTTCTCCAAGAACAAGATGAAAGATTTAAATGGAGGGCTAAGTTTACACGTTCTGATTTAACAATGACCTTTCCAAATGGCTCTAGGACAAAGCTATTTGGCGCTGATATGAAAAATTTCATTAAAAGGCTAAAAGGTCCTAAATATCCAGGCGTAGGAATAGATGAAGCTCAAGATTTTGGATCCCATCTTTCAAGTTTAGTTGATGACGTTTTTACTCCTGCAGTTTCAGATTTTGATGATGGATGGATAGGAGTCACGGGTACACCAGGTCCTATACCTCATGGGTATTTCTATGAGATATCAGAATTAAATCTTCACGGTTATTCTAGGCATGCCTGGTCTCTTTTTAAAAATCCATATTTACCAAATGCTCGACAATTTGTTGAAGATCTTAAGAAACGTAAAAAATGGACTGATGATAATCCTACGCTACTTAGAGAATGGTATGGGAAATGGGTTCTTGATCTTGATGCTTTAGTATTTAAATATAAAGAATCATTAAATAATTACACTTCAATCCCTTTAGGGAAATGGTCTTATGTTTTAGGTGTGGATCTTGGTTATAAAGATGCAGATGCGATTGCAGTCATAGGATGGTCGGCCGCCTCAGATTCTTGTTATTTAATTGAGGAACGAATTGAAACAAAACAGGGCATTACCCCATTAATGAATCAAATCGATCAAATGATTAAAAAATATGATCCAGTTTCAATAGTCATGGATACGGGAGGTTTAGGAAAGAAAATAGCAGTTGAGATGCAAGAACGCCGAGGACTTCCAATACAAGCAGCAGAAAAGACACGTAAATTTGAATATATAGAACTTTTAAATGATGCTTTAAGAATGGGGCAATTTTTCGCTAAAAAAGATTCTAGATTTGTAGATGATTGCAGAAGAGTTAAATGGGATTCTTTGGCAACTAAACTTACAATCGATGACAAATTCCATTCAGATATATGCGATGCCGTTCTTTATGCTTTTAGAGAAGCTCAACATTGGCTTTATGAAGCTCCAATTCCGAAACCTCCTAAGAAAGGCACTCAGGAATTCTTTAAGGCTGAAGAAGAAAAGCACGAAATGGCTTCAGAACTGGCTTATAAGAAAAATAAGACTAAAGACATGGACGAATTAGAAACTCAATTTTTTGATGAAAGATGGGATAGCGCAGACCAATAGGACGATTGATGCCCTTATGAGGGCAAATAATGAAAACTGAACAAATATCCCCCAATCTTCTCAAAATGCTTCAAAAATATGGGGTAAAAAGATTCAAAAATGATAAATTCGAATTAGAATTCAGTGAAAATGGCCCTCAAATTGGTACCTCATTATTAAACGATCCAAGCGCAACAAAAATTCCTGATGTTCCAATGCTTTCACAATTAACAGAATCTCAAATACTCAATTGGTCTTCAGACGGTGGGGATCCCTTTCCTCAAGATGACAATCCAGATAAAGAAATTAGTGTAGTGTCCCCGACTAGTATCCTCAAGGGAAGTACTAACCCAAAAGTAACTAAGGCAGGATAATGGATTACACTGACTTTAAACCTACAAAAGACGGTAAGGCTTCTAAAAAGGTTAATAAGCCTGAAGAAGATTTGAGCACAGTCAATAAAAGATGGTGGACCCTCCCAGATAATGAGATGGCTAGATCTATTGATGGGGTAGTGGTCTCTTTAAAAGAGAACCAGTCTGTAAGACTTACTCAATACATGGCATCAACAAGACTATATGGTAACCTGCCGGGAACTACTTGGGGAGGTATCACTGGTAACAAAGTGGTAACTGCCTATTCGAGTTCTAAAAAACGTATTACATACAACGTTTGTCAAAGTGCCGTAGATACATTAACGAGCAAAATCGGAAAAAATAAACCTAAGCCTTACTTTTTGACTAATGGTGGGAATTATAGGCTTAAACGTAAAGCTCAAAAGCTTGGTAAATTTGTTGATGGGGTTTTCTATTACAACAATTTGCCATTTTTAAATCGTAAAGCTTTTAAAGATTCAGGGATCTTAGGGACTGGAATAGTTCATATATTTCCAAAGTATGGCCAGGTCTGTGCGGAGCTCTGTAAAGCTAATGAGTTCTTTATCGATGACAATGAAGTTGTTTATGGTGGGAAGCCCAGACAATTACATTGGTTAAGGGGAGTCGACAGGCTTTCACTAGCTGAAATGTTCAAAGACGAACCTAAAAAAGTCAAAATGATCATGGAAGCTGCAGAAGTGACCATGCAAGATGAAAAACAAAAACAAGCTAATGTTGGGGATCAGATAGCCGTCATTGAATCATGGCATTTACCTTCAGGGCCTGATGCTAAAGATGGAATGCATGTAATGGTAATTGATGCCAAAGAACCATTACTTAAAGAAGAATATAAAAGACCTAAATTCCCTTTCGCATTCTTTAACTATAACGATCGTCAATGGGGATTTTGGGGTCAAGGTGCAATTGAGCAGATCCAAAACATCCAAACTGAAATCAATACGATTCTTATCTTAATCCAACGCTCAATGCATCTAATGGGATCTTTTAAAATCGCTATCGAAAACACGTCTAAGATTGTTAAACAGCATTTGAATAATGAATTAGGAACTTTGGTTAACTACACAAAGACTCCGCCTCAATACATGACGCCGCCAATAGTGCAGCCTGAGATTTATCAACATCTCCAAACTTTAAAGAACTCGGCATTTGAAGTTTTAGGAGTTTCTCAACTCTCAGCACAATCTAAAAAGCCTGATGATCTTGTTTCAGGCAAAGCTTTAAGGGAATACAATGACATTGAATCAGATAGGTTCATGGCATTAGGACTTAATTGGGAGCAATTTCACTTAGATGAGACTGAACTTATTGTCTGGTGTGCTAAAGATATTTACGAGAATGATAAGGGCCTTAAAGTCCACGTACCTGGTAAGAAGTTTATTGATACGATTAAATGGTCAGAGGTCGACATGGCCGAAGACCAATACATCCTCAAGACCTTCCCGGTATCGTCACTCCCAGATGACCCATCGGGCAGGTTACAGACCATCCAGGAATACATGCAAGCGGGACTTATGAGCCCACGTGCTGGTAGACGAGCTCTTGATTTCCCTGATTTAGAACAAATCGAAGGTTTAGCAAATGCTCAAGAGGATTGGGTTAATGAAATTCTAGAGAAGATTGTTATGGAAGGGAAGGCTACCGTCCCAGTACCAGAACTAGATCTTGATCTAGCAAGTGAGATGGTTCTTCAATATATCGCAGAGAATGCTCTAACTGATTTAGAACCAGCTAAGATGCAAATGCTTAGGACTTTTGGAGCTCAAGTCAAAATGCTTAAAGATAAAGCAATGGCTGCGGCTCAACCAGCTCAGCCCATTCAACAACCTGGTCAAGCTCCAGCTAATCCTAGTCCTGCGCCAGTGAGTCAATTAGTACCAAACGTAAATCAAGGAGCAGCGTGAGATTAAATTGGTTAGTAGCTCAGTCGGTAGAGCCCGTGACTGTTAATCACGTGGTCGTAGGTTCGATTCCTACCTAACCAGCCAAATATTCGGACGATTGATTAACTTATAGGAGAACAAATGGCAGACGCTAAAGTACAAACAGCACCGATTCCCCCAGTAATTCCACCTGTTACCCCTCCTGTGGAGATTCCCGCAGCCGCTAAAGTTGAGGAAGATAAATTAGGCCAGAAGTTTGCGGCTTTATCTCGTAAAGAAAAAGAGATCTTAACTCGTCAAGAAGCAGTAAAGGCACAATTAGCTGATATTGAAAAAGCTAAAGTTGAGATGGCAGCCTGGAAGAAACAACAATCTGATTTTGAGAATTTAAAGAAATCAAAACCTTTAGATGCATTGAAAGCTCTTGGTTATAGCTACCAACAACTCACCGAAGCTCAGATGAATGATGGCGTACCGGGAGTAGATCTCCAACTCAACGGAGTCAAATCAGAATTAGAAGAATTTAAAAAGCAAATTCAAG